GCAATTGTCTCAAGGACTATTGCTACCGCTTGAGCCAACTTGCGCTAACATTGAGAGCGAGTTGTTTGATGGTCTTGATGTATCTTTCCCGCTAAATATTGTTAAGTGGGAAAAGCCAATGAACGCTCAACTTGCTGGAATGGCTCGTGGTAATTTCCCTTCGCTTATTCCTAAGACTGATCAAGAGCGTGTACAAAACTTAACTAAAGAAATCAATAACGCTATTGAACAACGTTTGCGCTTTGAAGTTACTGAAAAGCTAGAAGGTTCTTCAATGACTTGCTACTTGATTGATGGTGTGTTTGGTGTTTGTTCACGCAACTTGGATTTGAAAGAAACTGAAGGTAATTCTTTTTGGTCTACTGCTCGCCGTGATGACATTGAAGGTAAGATGCGAGCAATCGATGAGCACTGGAATTTTGCTATTCAAGGTGAATTGATTGGTCCAGGTATTCAAGGAAATATCTACAACTTGTCTAAACTAGAATTCCGTGTATTTGATGTTTACAACATTCAAATGGGTGGATACCTAGATCCAGAAGCACGCCGTGATCTAGTTGCTCGTATGGGATTGGAACATGTTCCTGTTCTTACTTCTTTTATGATGGCGATTCCTGTGCCTGATCTTTTGACTCTTGCAGAAGGCAAGTCAGTTATGGGAATGATTGGTTGCGAACGTGAAGGACTAGTCTTCAAAGAAGTTAACGGTGGCATGTCGTTTAAAGCCATCTCTAACAAGTATCTTCTTGGCGAAAAATAAATAAGTTATTTAGAGGAAATCAAAATGCAACTTAAACTCGACGATAAAAACGGCGTATATGTTTGGGTAGACGACAACGATGATAAAATCGAGTTGAGTCCGCATTTTGATTACGAAGAAGACGCTTTCCAGTGGTACAGCAGCATTCAAAAAGATCTTTTTTCTTTTTTGAAGAATTTTGGATAAATAAGATTAACATACAAAGGATTTATAATGATTACATTGAAAGAGTGGATGGAACTGGTGGAATATCGTATTACTGAAGGTAGTACTTATAATCTGTACAGTAGCGATGCTTATAATTTGTCTTCGTGGAGTGGTGAACAAGACGGATACAGTATGGCAATTACATTTGATACTGTTACGCAAATTGTTTATTGTGTAGAAGCTTGTGACTATGCTAATAACCGTGCGTATCGTATTGTCAATCCTGCTTACAAAGGTGTTGATAAGCATGCTGAAGCGTGGGACGACGTTAACTGGATTGACTTGGAAGTCGATGACGACTTTATTCAAAAGTGCTTGGCTATTAAAGAAGGTGAAGACTACGACAATCGAGTTATGATTCCGCTTACACTTCCAGACAACGAAATGTTTGAAATCATGAAAATGGCACATGAACGCGACATGACTCTTAACGCTTTTATTGAAGAAGTTCTTGAAGACTATGTGACTAAGCATGAGCATATGATAAAATAATTAAAGGACAAATATGCTAGAAACAATTTGCGATGTAATGCTAGATGCTTACAAGCGCAACTGGATTACGAGTCGTGATGGTAATGTAAGTATACGCCATCACGACCGTGATCATTTTTATATTACGCCAAGTGGTGTGCGTAAGCAAACATTACAGCCTGATCAGTTTAAAAAGATCAGCATTGACAAAAGCATACATAGTGGTTATGGATTAGCCGCATTTAATTACAGTTGGCGAGATCTTCCTTACACTGATATTAGTTCTAATCTAAAGCCAAGTGGAGAAATTCCTTTACACTTTGGTTTGCAAAAACAAATGGGCCAACACAAAGATGATGTTCGTGTAGTAGTTCACGTGCATCCTACTTATTGTATTGCTGCAATGCATGCTGGAATTGATCTTAGTACCATTAGTAATGCATTCCCTGAACTTAATCGCTATACTAAAGTCGCACCCAATGTTGGTGATGTACCTCCCATTAGTCAAGAACTCGCTGATAGATGTCACGAGAATCTTCAACTCGATGATCGCGGCACCATCGCGTATGACATCGTAGGCATCAAAGGACATGGTGTAGTTGCCATTGACACGAGCCCGTGGAGAGCGTACGAGCATATTGAACGTCTTGAGCACATTTGTAAAATTGTACTTGCGTCAGGAAAAATATGATTAATATTACTGACGCTGCAGCAATCAAGATTGCCGACATTGTCGCAGAAGAAAATAATCCCAAAGTTAAACTACGAACCTTTGTTCAAGGTGGTGGATGTAGCGGATTTAGTTATGGGTTTACTTTAGATGAAGAACAAAATGAAGACGACTTTGTAATAGAAAAATCCGGAATTGTAATTTTGGTTGACTCTATGAGTATGCAATATTTGCAAGGTGCAATCATAGACTATAAAGATGACCTTAGTGGTAGTCAGTTTGTAATCAATAATCCAAATGCACAATCATCTTGTGGATGCGGTAGTAGTTTTTCAGTATAAGAAAATAAAGTATGCTAACACATGATTACTATAACTGATCTTGCTTATCAGAAAATTAAAAGAAGTCTAACTAAACGCGGTAATGGTGTTGGTATTAGGATTGCAGTAAGGACAACAGGATGTTCAGGACTTGCTTACGTATTAGAATATGTAGATAAACTTGAATGTGAAGTTGGTATAACAAATTATGCGCAGCCAGACTTTGCAGTGTTAGTAAGTACTAAAGACGAACCATACTTGAACGGTTTAACGATGGATTGGGTTCGTAACGGACTCAATGAAGGCTTTGATTTTAAAAACCCAAATGAGCGTGACCGATGTGGTTGCGGAGAAAGTTTTAGAGTATAAGGAAATTAACAATGCACTCTCAAATACCAGCAGAAGGAATATTAAAGATAAACGACTGGGGTAGTTCTCGCGTTTATCAAGTTGTGTGTGGTTGCAACAATCCAGATCATAGTCATAATGTTTGGGTTGAAGCAGATGAAAGCGGTGTAAACGTTATAATCTATACAACGAATACTAGTAAGTTTTGGACTAAAAATCGTTGGCGACAAATTTGGGAACTCTTAACAACAGGCCAAGTTGAGCAAGAAGTTGGCCTTATAATGAGCGAGCAACAGACTCTTAACTATGCAAAAAGTTTAACACTAGCTATAGAGGATGTAAAAGGTTTTAAAAAGAAGCGATGAGATTTTAATGGATGACTGCGACGTTTGGAAGTTTATAGATAACGAAGACGCTTGGATTTATGATAAACTCATATTATCCAAGCGTCTTGGTTATTATTGCGGGCCTTCTGGTGTTGCACCTGAAAAGTCTGACACATATATTGTAAGACCAATATCTAACTATCGCATGATGGGCCGTGGCTCAGGATTCTTGTTTATTAATGCGGGTGAAGATATTATACCCGATGGTTATTTTTGGTGCGAAATATTCACTGGAAGACATTTAACCTTTGATTATAATCGAGGTGTTCAGACACTTGCCGTTGAAGGATTTAAAGATGATGCAAGAACAGATAGGTTTGCATCGTGGAAAAAAACAAATGACGTTTTTAAATTGCCAGAAATGTTACTGGCAATTGCTGTTAAATATGAATGGATGAATGTAGAAGTCATTGACAACAAAATTATAGAAGTTCATTTGCGATATAACGATGATTTTGCAGGGCATGACGCTGACGAAGTTATTCCAATATGGAAAGAAAACTTTTATGATAGCCCATGTGGTGATAGAATAGGTTTTCTACTTAAATAATTATATGTTTGATATTATATTAACAATCATTAAGTCTATTACGCTCATGTTAATCGTGGCTATATGGTCATTGCTTATTTTGGCACTTAGTTTTAAGTTTATAAAATATATTATTAGTCTATTAGGTTAAGCACAGATTCAAAGGAAATTTTATGGGTGGGAATAAAAGAGTAGCAGTTATTGGTGCTGGTATTGCTGGGATTACTACAGCATATTACCTTGCTAAAGAAGGATATACTGTGCGTGTATACGAACAAGAACCATATCCAGCAATGCGCACTAGTTTTGCTAATGGTGGACAAGTTTCAGTGAGTAATAGTGAAGTTTGGACGACATGGAGCAATGTTAAAAAAGGCATCGGCTGGATGTTTAAAAAAGATGCTCCATTGCTAATTAGGCCTAAACTAGATCTAGCTCAATGGAAGTGGATGGCAAAATTTTTGTATCATACTGCAATAGGTTCATATGAAAAAAATACAAAAGAAACTATTAGGCTGGGTCTTGAAGCTGACAAACTTTATAAAGAGATTATTGCAGAAGAAGGTCTTGCGTTCGATCAAACACAATGCGGCATTCTGCATTTTTATAAAAGCGCTAAATACTTTGAAAGCGCAAAAGTTGTGCAATCATTATATCAAAGCAGCGGATCAGCGTGGGATATTCTAGGACCTATGCAAACAAAATCTTTAGATAAAGCGTTAATAGATATTAAAGGTGTTGTCGGTGGTGCTTGGACACACCATGATTGGACTGGAGATATTCACAAATTCTGTTATCAGTTGTCTAAAGTATTAGAAAAAGAATATGACGTAATGTTTCATTACAATTGCAAGCCAGCAACTCTGAATTATCTTTTAACAGATTATGACGCTATAGTTATAGCCGCTGGTGTAGGTTCTGAAAAATTAGCAAATACCATTGGTGATAGTCTAGGCATTTATCCAGTTAAAGGATATTCAATTACAATTAATAACGTTGATCCAAGATATTTACCTAGAGTAAGTTTGCTTGATGATGAAGCTAAGATTGTAACTAGCTCACTTGGAAACCGTTTTAGAGTAGCAGGTACTGCAGAACTTACTGGCGAAAACTATGATATTCGTAGAGATCGCATTCAGCCTTTGCTAGACTGGGTACATAAAAACTTTCCAAACATTAATACTCGCGATTATACGCAATGGGCATGTTTGCGACCAATGACACCTAATATGATGCCAATTGTTAAACAGAGCAAAAGAAACGATAAAGTATTTTATCATGCTGGTCATGGTCATTTGGGTTGGACACTAAGTCCTGCTACTGCTAAACAAGTAGTTGAGTTAATTAAAAATGCTTAATATGTTTGGTGAAATGCTGCCAGGATTAGAAATAATTCAGCATGTAAAGCATAAAGATAGTCGTGGAGACTTTTGCGAAGCATGGAAACTTGGCAATGATAGTATGCGAGGTCCAACACACAACGGCTGGCCATTTCGCCAATTAAACATAGCAACATCTTCTAAAAATGTTCTAAGAGGAATGCACAGGCAAAATCAATTTAAATGTGTTATGCCGGTTTACGGCAAAATATTCGATGTAGCATTAGAACCAGAATCAGGTAAATGGTTTGGTATAGAATTAGATGAAACTTGCGCTTTACTAATACCACCACAATACGCTCACGGATATCTAGTTATGTCAGACAAAACTGTTGTACAATATATAGTTGATAGACCCTACAATAAAGCAGAAGAAGAAAATTTTAATTGGAACAAATACGGGATTGAGTGGCCTATTCAAGGTACTCCAATCCTGTCAGTTAAGGATACAGAATGAAAATAGGATTTAATTGTAGCAGTTTTGATCTGCTGCATGCAGGTCACGTGACTATGCTAAAGATGGAAAAACAATTATGCGATTATTTAATTGTTGCTTTACAAATCGACCCAACAATGGATCGTCCTGGAATTAAAAATAAACCAGTACAAAGCGCATATGAAAGATATGTGCAATTACAAGCTTGTAAATATGTTGATGAAATACTTGTTTATGAAACTGAATATGATCTATTGCAATTACTACAAACACAAACAATTCATATTCGTTTTTTAAGTGACGAATATCTAAATAGAGATTTTACTGGTAAGCAATGGTGTATGAATAATGGTATTGAATTACATTACCATAAACGTCAACACGATTATAGTTCAAGCGAACTTAGAGCTCGTACTGCAGAATTGGAAAATTCTAAAAAATCAAACTCTTCTAAAGGACCAGACATTCCTCAGTACAGCCCCGAATTAATAAGAGGTAATAAATAATGAACGATAAAATATATTCACTTAGAGTAAAGGCTGTAACTACAATTGAAATTGTAAATCCAGATACTGGCATTACACATCATAGAGAATTTTTTGATGAAGAAAAGTTCGCCGAGTTGATTATTAAAGAATGCGCCAAGTCTCTATGGACCGAAGAATGCTATAACAGTGATTTAGCATTAGAAGAGTTTGAAAGAAACGGCGCTAAGATTAAAGAACATTTTGGAGTTGAAGAATGAAACAATATCATAAATTATTAAAAGATATTTTTATTAATGGTGAAGATGTAAGCGATCGCACAGGTACAGGCACTCGATCTGTATTTGGATATCAAATGAGGTTTAACTTGCAAGACGGGTTTCCTGCAGTTACTACTAAAAAGCTTGCATGGAAATCTGTAGTTGGAGAACTACTTTGGTTTCTCGAAGGTAGCACAAACGAACGTCGATTGGCTGAACTTACTTACGGAAAAGATTCTGACGAGTTAGTTGATAAAACTACTATTTGGACTGCAAACGCTGATGCGCAAGGAAAAGCGTTGGGATACGTAAACGATAAGTTTAGAAAAGATCTTGGTCCTGTTTACGGATATCAATGGCGTAACTTTGGTGGTTCATCATGGCCACGAGATCATGTTGAAGGATTTGATAAAGGTGGCTTTGATCAAATTAAATGGATTATTAACGAAATCAAAACAAATCCTGATTCAAGAAGACTCATTCTTTCTGCGTGGTCTGCTGACCAGATTCATCTTATGGCTCTACCACCTTGTCATACAATGGCTCAGTTTAGAGTACTTAACGGCAAACTAAGTTGTCAAATGTATCAACGATCTGCTGACGTATTCCTTGGTGTTCCGTTTAATATTGCGTCATATGCTCTGTTAACTCATATTATTGCTCGCGAATGTGATCTAGATGTTGGTGATTTTGTACATACTATTGGTGATGCTCATATTTACAGCAATCATTTCGAACAAGTACAAGAACAATTACTACGAAAAGAATATAAGCTTCCTACTTTAGATATTGATGAGAAATTTAAAATAAAAGATGTATATGACCTAGACACTGTAAACATGTTTAAGTTGACAAATTATAAGCATCATGATACAATAAAAGCTAGTATGGCTGTATAAATATTGTTTTACCAGCAGAAGTATATCATAAAAGGAAAGAAGACGGATGAATCAAGCTATTCAAGTAACAAAAAGAAACGGTTCAAAAGAGCTGCTGGATGTAGAAAAATTACACAAAGTTGTATTTTATGCTTGTGATAATATCACAGGTGTTTCTCCAAGTGAAGTTGAAATCAAAACACAAATTCAATTCTATAATGGAATGAAGACTTCGGAGATTCAAGAAACGCTTATCAAAGCAGCTGCTGATCTTATTAGCGAAGAAAATCCAAACTATCAATTCGTAGGTGGCAGACTAATTAATTACGGTTTGCGTAAAGAAGTTTATAATGGATATGAACCATTCCATGTACTTGATTTAGTAAAGCAAAATACGGCTCGTGGCTTTTATGATCCTGAACTTGTAACATATTACTCTGATGAAGAGTGGAATAAAATCAACGACTTTATTAAGCATGATCGTGATGAGCAACTTACATATGTTGCGATGGAACAACTTCGTGGTAAGTATCTTGTACAAAACCGCGTAACTGGAGAGATCTTTGAAACTCCGCAGATGTGTTACATTTTGATTGCTGCAACATTATTCAGTAACTATCCAAAAGAAACAAGATTACAATACGTAAAAGATTATTATGATGCAATTAGTCTTCATGACATTAGTCTTCCTACTCCTGTTATGGCCGGTGTTCGTACTCCTCAACGACAATTTAGTTCATGCGTTCTTATTGAAACTGATGACTCTCTTGACAGCATTAACGCTACTTCTAGCAGCATCGTTAAATACGTAAGCCAAAAAGCTGGCATTGGTATTGGTGGTGGATCCATTCGCGCTATTGGTACACCTATTCGTAAAGGTGATGCATTCCATACTGGTGTTATTCCATTCTATAAAATGTTCCAAGCAGCTACAAAATCTTGTTCTCAGGGTGGAGTACGAGGTGGAGCAGCTACTATCTATTATCCTATTTGGCATTATGAAGCGCAAGACCTTCTCGTATTAAAGAATAACAAAGGTACTGAAGACAACCGTGTTCGTCATATGGATTACGGTGTTCAATTTAATAAATTGATGTATGAGCGTCTAATCTCCGGTGGTGATATTACATTGTTTTCACCTAGTGATGTTCCAGGTTTGTATGACTCTTTTTACGCAGATCAAGAAAAGTTTCGTGAGCTTTATGTAAAAGCAGAACGCAATACTCGTATTCGTAAGAAAACTATTAAGGCTGCTGAGTTGTTTAGTTCTTTCATGGAAGAGCGTAAGAATACAGGACGAATTTATTTGCAAAACGTAGATAACGCAAATGATCATGGTTCATTCTTACCAGAACTTGCACCTATTAAACAGTCTAATCTCTGTGCTGAAATTACATTGCCGACAAAACCGTTAAATGATATTAATGATCCAGACGGTGAAATTAGTCTTTGCACGTTGTCGGCAATTAACTGGGGTAACATTAAAACACCGGCCGATTTTGAAAAGGCATGTACACTTGCTGTTCGTGGTTTAGATGCTCTGTTAAGTTATCAGAATTACCCAATTCTTGCTGCTCGTCTTTCTACTGAAAAGCGTAGACCAATTGGTGTTGGTATTATTAACTTTGCATATTGGATGGCTAAACATGATTTGACATATCAAGACATTACTCCTGATGGATTGAAGTTGATTGATGTATGGGCTGAAGCATGGTCATATTACTTAATTAAAGCCTCAGCTGATTTAGCTATTGAGCAAGGTGCTATTCCAGGTTTGATGGAAACAAAATACGGTTATGGTATTACGCCAAACCTAACATACAAAAAAGATCTTGACGCATTAGTGCCCCATGAAGAACGTATGAATTGGGATGGTCTACGTAAACAACTTAAAGAAACTGGTATTCGTAACTCTACTTTAATGGCTCTTATGCCAGCTGAAACATCTGCACAAATTGCAAATGCAACAAATGGTATTGAACCACCTCGTTCACTTATCTCTGTTAAGCAATCTAAACACGGTGTTCTTAAGCAAGTTGTTCCAGAGTTTAGACGTTTGAAGAATAAATATGATCTACTATGGGATCAGAAATCTCCTGAAGGTTACCTGAAAATTATGGCGGTACTTCAGAAGTATGTTGATCAGGGTATTTCGGTTAATACAAGCTACAACCCGCAATTCT